AATTCGTTTTCACTACCAACTTTTTGTTTTACAAAATTTATATTAACTTTGAGAATTCCATTTTTAAATCCTAATTCATTTAATAATTTTTCAATATCAATTGCTAGTTCTTTTTGGCCACCTTTGTTTGTAATATTATAAAGATATTTTTGAATGTCACCTTTTTTAATATATGCAACATTATTCCCTGACTTATGTGGTAATAAATTATTGTTAATATCATAAACCGATACCTCCATAACATCATATCTACTATTACCAAAATCTGATTTTTCTATTTCATTTTTAGATAGTATAAATAAATCTTTGTCATCAATAAACTTTCCTTCGTTTGTTGAGTTATTATTGATTGAATCAATGTTTGTATATTTTGTAATACTCATAATCTATTAGTATGATTTAGGATGTGCAATCTTTAATTCGGTTTTAAATGACTTAGTTTCGGATGTACCATCGGCTCTTTCTACTGTTATAGTAAGTGCAGCCTTATAAAAAGTTGTGTTATCTCTCTTACCATAACTTGTACCTTGTGGATTAGCTATAAAATCAATCTCCTCCGTTGAACCTGCAGTTATTTTAAAATCAGTTTTAGGAATTCTAAACCATCGTTGGTTTCTATCCCATGTTGCATTTATTTTAATAGTTACCGGTTCTAAATCATTATTGGTTATTTTCAAATTCCTACCATTAATCCATTCTTTTGCATCATCTCTTGCGTTCTTAATTTTATAAGACATTACTGGGTCATTTGATGAACCTTTTGGTGAGAAGTTTACAGTTACTATTTTATTGACAATAGTACCACCTTGACTTTGTGCAACCGTCTCCAAATCTTTTTGTTGTCTTACTGCACCTAATTGAGCTTGTAAACCTTCAATGATTGCATTTAGAGAATCAATTTGTTTAATTAATGCTTCAATCTGTGCTTTAAATCCTGTTTTTTGTGATTGTAGAGATGCTCTTAAAATACTTTCATCAACTGACTTTTGTAATGACGTAGAAATTTGACTTGCAAAATCTTCAATCGTTGCATTTAAAGTTTCAATTTGATTAACTAATAAATCATTAGTTTGTTCAATACTTAATCTATTATTTATTTCAGTTTGAACTTGTGATTCTAATGTAGATATTCTGGAATTAAGAGTTACTATATCTCCATTTAATTTTGTAACTACCTTTCTTAAATCTTCGTTTTCTGCAACCTTTTCGTTATATACGGGTCTTGGAACTAAATCTAAGTTTGTATTTGGTATATTTGGTAGTAATTCTTTAACTTCAACATCAACCGCCTTTATTAATTCCTCATCATCATATTTGTCTTTTGTTAAACCTTTGAATACTAATGAGGATGCAACATTGTTAGAATCGACAACATTTATACCATATTCATTTCTTGAAATTGCAGACGAACCTGACACACTTAAAATACTTTCTAAGTCATTCTGCCTTTGGGTTGCTATTTTTTCAGAAATTGTTTCTAAAGTTGTCAATGCCATTTTAAACTATTTCAAATATTAATTTATCATCTATAATAGTAGATATACCACTTTCAACTATTTTTAGTTTTAATTTGTAAGTTCTATTGATTGGATATGTTGATGTATCTAAATTAAAATAGTTTGATGTACTATCACAACTTAACTTAGAATAATCTCCAAACGGAACAATTATTTCATTTGTTATATAATCTTCTATTTGATAATATACTGAACCAGATGGTAAATATTTAGATTGGTCGTATTGAAATGTAGTACCAAATGATTTTGAAGGATACATATCTCTACCCTTAACTCTTATTTTTACTTTTGTGTTTGAAGGATATTCTTTCTTAAGATTTGTAACTACTACCTTATAACCATCTTCAGCTGAACCTGTTACTGGTGTTAAACTTCCAGTTATAAATGTACTATCATCCCAAACTAATTCCAATTTAGGTTCATATATTGTATTTGTTTCCTTTGAAAAGAATTTTAATAAACCATAATCTAAATCATTATTTTCTACATCAATACTATGTCTAACTATAAATCCATTATTCTTCAAAGAACCACTAACCCATTGATGAATTATATTAGTCACATTCATTCTAATATCATCTGGTTCATTACTAAAAGATTGTGTTGCCGAACCCGTAATAAACCACGTTCCACCTTCCGCATTTGCTGAACCTGTTGTTCCTGCTACAAATACTGCCGTACCAGCTGGTACATTATCTTGCCATGTATTTATTCCATCTCTATATTTCCAACTAACTCCATCCGTTGTTATATTGTCAAATTTAGTACCCGTTCCCATTGTCCAACTTTGAGAAACTGCATTTGCATAAATTGAATACTCCAATGGAATTTCCTGTGAGTTAGCAGAACGTAATACTAAATATGTTTGCCAACTACCTGTTCCTATTGATGTTATTTCTGACTTAATTGAACCTGTGTCAAATTTTATTAAAGTTCTTGCTATATCTTTTGAAGAACCATAATAAAGTTTACCTACTTCCAATATCTCATCTCTACCTGTGTTTTGTTCAGGTTGTTGAAGATATATACTTGCGTCAAATGATGATGTGAAAAATTTATGCATTATAAGGCCCTCCCTTTTATGTCTTTTGTTGGATATTTAACTTCAAATATAGATGGGTCTAAAGAAGGATAGACAATCTTACCTTTAGTTGCTTCATCTATGTTGTATCTATTTGGTGAATAATTTCCGTCACCACCACATAAGTTTGAAAGCTTTACGGATGGTACACTCATTACTCCATCTACATTTGCAAGTATCAATTCTATTTCTGAAATGTTTATTGGTTTATTAAATGTCCAATTATCAATATTAAAGTATTCTTGTAATTCGGTTAAACAATTTGTTACAACTTCTCTTTTATTGTAGTTTGAATAACATATTACTTCAAAATCTACTCCAATGTTTATAATAAAACCATCTATAATATTAACACCATCGGTTAACATTCTATATTCAGAAATATAAGTTTTTAAGTTCTGTTTAACAGCTGTATTTAAGTTTGTCAATTTTTTATTAACATCATATCCTAAAATGTATAGATTGATTGCAAATGGATTATTTACTTCCGAAATTGATGTTTTCTTTTGTGTAAGATATTTAACTAATTCTTTTTGAATATTCTCTCTACTACTATCTTTAAGACTGTCTACTAAATTTACAAACTCAGCTATATTTTTAGGATTTGCTAAAATAGACGCAGGAGAGTTATTATCAATTTCACCATCTGCACTTACATATGCTTTAGTTACACTACCATATCTTTCAGGCATTGATAATGCTCTAACTATATAATCCTCTCTTGTAACTGCTCTATTTTGAGAACCAAAAGTTGCTAATGCATTTTGTCTAATTTCCTCTATTGTTTCCACACCTCTACCACCGGTTGCAGGTTCTAAGTTCTCAACTGCAACAGATTGTTTCATTGAATTATATAAAACTTCATTATTAACTGCCAATAAATCCTCATCATATTCTATTCTAGAAATACTGGTCAAATCACCTGTATTTATATTAGATTCTACACCACCACCAACCAAATATTTTATAGTCAATGTTTTATTTACTGGTGCAATTCCAAAAGTGTTTGTTTTTAAGAAATTAGATGGGTCTATACCTTGATTTAATCTTTGGATAGAATTGGCTAATCCCAATCCTACATTTTTTGGATTTGGTAAAATGATTTCATCATTCATAGTAACATCACCACTTCCAAATTCTAAATCCAATGTATTGTCGGAATTTACTTTAACCGAAAATCTACGAGGAACTTTTTGTACTTCCAAAATATAAGGTACAATTGATGATGATGTATATAATTCACTATTTGATTCTGTATTTGGTTTTTCAACAAAAATACTTTCTTGTGCTAAATAAGGTACTTCGTAATATTTTAAATTGTCTTGGTCTGCAACCGATGTTATACCAATTATATTAGTATCACTCAATGTTGTTGTAGGATAATCAGTTGAATCACCAAATGTCTTAGTAGTAGTTACTTCCTGTGCAGATATTGCTTTAATTCGTTTTGTTAAAAGATAAAAAGTTGGATTTCCTGTTGTGTCTCTCTCAAACACATCAATCTCTCTATCATTTGTATTTGAAAAATCTAAAGAATCCGTTGTTCTAAATACTATATTTGAATTAGTGGTAGATGCAACTTCCATTCCATCTTTTATTCTTAAACAATAACTTTCGTCTGGAACAACACTTGAACCTGAATTTTTAGATGGAATCAATTGATATACCGTCAATGTTGTTACTGCAGGAGATGATGTTTTTGGTTTATATCCCATTGTTTGTGCCAATGCAACAACATTTTTTCTTTCTGTTGCATTTGCCAACATTGATTCTTTCAATTGAACATCTTGATAGAAAGATAAAATATCTCCTATAACAGCAG